TTAGTGCGGTTTAGCGGGAGTTAACTTGGCACTAGTTTCACTTAACTCTGTGCTTATCACGTTCGCTGAGCTAGCGGCGATCAAAGGTTGCACAAAGGCAGCTGTTACCCATGCAAGCAAGAGTCGGATTGCCGCTGCTGTCGTTGAGAAGGATGGCAAGCGATGGCTAGACCGCGACTATGCCTTGGAGCTGTGGAACAAGAACACGCTTAAAAACAGCAACGCGAAGGTGAGCGAGCCGGATCCGATTGAGACGCCTGCGCCAAAGGATGCCAAGGAGTTAAAGCAACGGGTGAACCGTTTGCCTGATGATGCGATCCCCGATTTGAATGAAAGCCGCGCTAGGCGCGAGCATTACCAAGCGGAGCTGGCAAAGCTACAGGTGACACAGCAGCGTGGCGAGTTGATTGCGGCTGATGAGGCCAAGAAAGAAGCGTTCAAGCTTGGCCGCAGTGTGCGTGAGGCGCTGGCGAATTTGGCTGATCGGTTAAGTCATCAGCTGGCAGGCGAGACGGACCCGGCCAGGATTCATCAGGCATTGACGCAAGAGCATCGGGCTGCGCTTGTGGAGCTGTGCAATGAGTAATGCGTGGCGCGCTGGGTTTCTTGAGGGTTTGCGGCCTGAGGAGCCGTTGACGGTTTCTGAGTGGGCGGATAAGTATCGAAAGCTCAGCAGCAAGGCAAGCGCTGAGCCTGGGCCTTGGCGGACGAGCAGGACGCCTTACCTACAGGAGCCGATGGACTGCCTGAGCAGCGAGAGCGCTGTGCAACGGGTGGTGATGATGTTCGCGGCGCAGACCGGCAAAACCGAAGCGGGGTCTAACTGGTTGGGCTATGTGATCGACCACGCGCCTGGGCCGATGTTGTGCGTTCAACCGACGGTCGATATGGCCAAGCGCTTGAGCAAACAGCGATTGGAGTCAATGATCACCGATACGCCTTGCCTGTCAGAAAAGATTGCGCCGGCCAGGGCGAGGGATTCTGGAAACACGATGTTTAGCAAAGAGTTCAGCGGCGGAATCATGCTGCTGACTGGCGCTAACTCTGCAACGGGTTTGCGGTCGGCGCCATGCCGGTATTTGTTTTGCGATGAGGTTGATGCCTTTCCTGCTGATGTGGATGGCGAGGGCGACCCTGTAGCGCTGGCGGAGCGGAGAACGACGACGTTTGCGCGGCGCAAGATTTTGCTGACTAGCACGCCAACGGTGAAGGATTTCAGTCGGATCGAGGCGGAATATGAGCGCTCAGATCAGCGGCGTTTTTATGTGCCGTGTCCATCGTGCGGGGTAATGGAGTGGCTCAAGTGGGGCCAGTTGAAATGGGACGACGGCAGACCGGAAACGGCGCGCTATCAATGTGAGCATTGCGGCGAGCGTTTTGAAGAGACGCACAAGCCGCGGATCTTGAGTGCGGGCGAGTGGCGCGCGACGGCACCTGCAGGCAATGGCAAAACGGCGGGGTTCCATTTGTCGGGTTTGTATAGCCCGCTGGGATGGTGCAGCTGGGAGCAGCTGGTTGATGATTTCTTGCGCGCCAAGGGTGATGCACCTGCGCTTAAGGCATTTGTCAACACTCGTCTTGCTGAGGTTTGGGCCGAAGACTATGCCGCGGCCGTTAGTGCTGATGGATTGATGGCGAAGCGGTTGGCGTATGAGCCAGGCACCTGCCCTGAGGGCGTGGTGCTGCTGACTGCTGGCGTTGACGTTCAAGACAATCGTTTGGCCTGCAGTGTCTGGGGCTGGGGTGAAGGCGAGACGGCGTGGCTGATTTGGCATCAGGAGCTGATGAACGACCCGACTCAAAACGAGGTGTGGGGTCAGCTGGATCAGGTGCTGGCAACCCAGTGGGCAACTGCTGGGGGCAAGGAATTGAAGATTGTGCAGATGGCGATCGATACCGGCGGCCATTGCACTCATGAAACCTATCGATATGTGCGTGAGCGATTGGCGCAGGGCCTAGTAGCGATTAAGGGCAGCAGCCGAAGAAATAGCCCGGCAGTGGGCAAAGGCAGCAAGGTTGACGTGAATTGGCGCGGCCGTGTGATCAGAAAAGGCGTGACCTTGTATCAGCTAGGGACCGACACGATTAAGACGACACTGTTTGGGCGGTTGCGTCATAACGAAACAACAGGCGGGTTGAACTTTGGCATGGCCGCTGATGATGAATATTTCAAGCAGCTAACGAGTGAGCGCCAGGCGTTGCGGTATCACCGGGGGTTTCCGATTCGGGAATGGGTGAAGAAAGCAGGGGATCGAAATGAGGCGCTGGATTGTGCGGTTTATGCCTACGCGGCGATGTTGATATTTAGCCGGCGGATGAATCGCACAACGATGTGGGAACAGCTGCGGCAGGAACTGGAGGAAGGCAAGAAACCGAAGCTAAGATCGAAGCAGAAGCCGCAAGCCGCGGCCAGCAGCTTTGCGACTAACTGGTAGCCGTGGCGATTCCAATTCCAGCGCAAATCAGAGCCGGCGACACGGTGAAGTGGCGCGTTGATGCGACGCAGGACAATCTGGGCAACGCTGTTGATAGCGGCACCTGGACGCTGACTTGGTATTTGCGGACCAATACAGCAAGCGAAGGCGCGACGGTTGTTGGCAGTGCCTATGGCACCGGCTGGGAGTTCACGCTGAGCGCTGCTGTCAGTGCTGCGCTTGCTGCTGGTGATTACTACTGGCAGTCGATCGCTACTTATGGGAGCGAAAGCCTGACGGTCGGCGCTGGGCAGCTTGAGGTGCTGGCAGCACTTAGCTATTCGGGCACGCCGGGAGCGTATGACGGCCGCAGCCAAGCTGAGATTGATCTGGACGCGGTGCAGGCTGCGATCCGCACGCTGATCAGCGGTGGGGCTAAGCAGTACAGCATCGGCAGCCGGAGTTTCACAAAGATGGACTTGGGCGAATTGATGCAGAGGGAAAGTATGTTGAAGGCTGAAATCAAGCGTGCGCAGAAGGCGGACATGATTGCGAACGGTCTTGGCAATCCGCACAACCTGTTCGTGAGGTTCTGATGGGCGTCCGTTCTGCGATTCGGGAATTGTTCCGCCGTGAATCGGCGCCCGTTGAAACCGGCACCCCACGCCGTCGCATGTTTGAGGGCGCCAGGGTCAATCGCCTGACAAGCGATTGGGTAACGACTGGAACTAGCGCAGACGCTGAAATCAGGGCAAGTCTTGCGGCTTTGCGCAACCGTGCGCGGCAACTGGTCCGTGATTCGGACTATGCGCGCCAAGCGTTGCGTGCTATTTCGCAGAACGTCGTTGGCACCGGGATTGGGTTCCAATCGCAAGTCAAACGGCAACGCGGCAACCGTCTCGATGTTGCGATCAATGATTCAATCGAGGGCGCATGGCGCGAGTGGAGCCGGGGCAAGTATTGCCACTGCGCGGGAAAGCTGAGCTTTGCGGAAATTCAATCGCTTGCGATCCGCAGCGTTGCTGAAAGCGGCGAGGTTCTGATTCGCATGGTCAAGCAGAGCTTTGGCGGTTCTGCTGTACCTCTGGGGCTTGAGGTGATCGAAGCGGACCTGCTTGACGACACCTACAACGGCATTGCGCCGGGTTCTGGCAACAACGTCCGCATGGGCGTGGAAATTGACCGCTGGCAGCGTCCTGTTGCTTATTGGTTTCTGGATAAGCATCCGGGCGATTATCAATACCCGCAGGCGACGGTTACCAACGCACAGAACCGCACCCGTGTGCCGGCTGATGAAATCATCCATCTCTTTTTGATGGATCGGCCAATGCAGACCCGTGGGGTCAGCTGGTTTGCGTCTGCCATCAAACGGCTGCATCACTTGGCCGGATATGAGGAGGCCGAGATTGTCCGCGCCCGCGCTAGCAGCGCATTGATGGGATTCATCACTAGCCCTGAGGGTGAGCTGGTTGGAGATGATGTTTATGACGGCGAGCGCGTTTCAACGTTCGAGCCTGGCGTGTGGAAGTACCTGCAACCTGGCGAATCCGTTTCGGTGCCCAGCTTGGATGCGCCCGATGGCCAGTTTGAGCCGTTCTTGCGTTCAATGCTCCGCGCTGTAAGTGCTGGCATGGGTGTGAGTTATGAAAACTTGTCGCACGATTTCAGCCAAACCAACTACAGCAGCAGCCGTTTGAGCTTGCTTGAGGAACGCGAGCACTGGCGCACTCTGCAGCGTTGGTTGATTGAAAACTTGAATCAGCGCGTGTTTGAGCAATGGCTGGACTTGGCAGTTCTGAGCGGTGTTTTGAATCTGCCGATTTATGAGGTGGACCCTGAGCGTTACCGCAAAGTGCGTTGGATGCCTAGGGGCTGGGGCTGGGTTGATCCGCAGAAGGAAGTGGCGGCCTACAAGGAAGCAATCCGTTGCGGGTTCAAAACTTTGGGCCAAGTCGTTGGCGAGCAGGGCGGTGATTTGGATGAGCTGTTGGCTGCTCGCAAATCTGAGCTTGAGAAGCTAGAGGAGCTTGGCATTGCTGTTGATACCGATGCCAACGTCATGCAGGCATCTGGCACTATCCAGCCAATTGTTGCGCCGGATGCCCTCGACATGCCTAGCCCTGAATCCAACAGTGATACTGAAGATGAGAACGGATAAGATTGGAGAAATAGCAGCGTTGCCGATGGAAACTGCAGAAGCTCTAGAAATTGAGCAGGAAGTGACTGCAGAACCTGCAGAGGAGGCCCCTGCGGCGGAATTGAACTTGCGCGATCTAGAAGGCCAGTACAAGCGGGCCGAAGTCACCACCTTTGACGATGTAGACGAGCGGACTTTTGAGTTCCCGTTTAGTTCTGAGTACCCCGTGGCCCGGTATTTCGGAAACGAAATTCTGAGCCACGACAGAGGCGCTGCTGACCTCAGTCGCCTGAACGACGGCGCTCCGCTGTTGTTCAACCACGACCCCGATCGCGTGATCGGAGTTGTAGAGCGTGCGTACATCGACGACAAATCTCGTCGGGGTTACGCCCGCGTGCGGTTCAGCCGCAATGAGTTTGCGCAAGAAATCTTGCGTGATGTCCAAGATGGAATCCTTCGCAACGTCAGTTTTGGCTACTCCATCGAAAAGATGGAAGAGCGAAGCAGCGGCGATTTCGTCGCAACGTCTTGGAAAAGTTTGGAACTGAGCGTCGTCGCGATCCCAGCTGATCCGTCAGTTGGGTTCGGGCGTTCGCTCGATTCCAAAACCCAACCTGCTGCTCCGGCAGCACCTCAACCTGATCCCATTCCTGCAATGGAAAACACCACCCCTGATCTGGCAGTGGTGCGGGCCGAAGCCGCCGAGGCTGAGCGCTCCCGCATCTCTGGTATTTCTTCCCTGTGCGATAAGCACAACCTGAGCGATCTGGCCGGCGAACTGGTTCGCGGTGGCAAGTCCATCGACGAAGCTCGCGCCGCTGTTCTTGAGCGCCTGGGTTCTACCCAAAAGCCCGTCAGCGAAAAGGCCGCCGAGATTGGCCTGACCGAAAAAGAAGTTCGCAACTTCTCTTTCATTCGCGCAATCAACGCTCTTGCCCACCCCACCGATCGGAAGGCCCAAGAGGCTGCCCGTTTCGAGTATGAGGTGAGCGAGGCCGCTGCTGCTGCCATGGGCAAAGAGTCCCGCGGCATCATGGTTCCCGCTGAGGTTCTCAAGCGCGACCTGAACGTTGGCACTAACAGCGCTGGTGGTTACACCGTCGCCACCGATCTGCTGTCGGCCAACTTCATTGACCTGCTGCGCAATAAAGCAGTGGTCATGGGCCTTGGCACTCAGATGCTGACCGGCCTGCAAGGCAACATTGCAATCCCCCGGGCTACCGGCGGTGCCACTGCTTATTGGGTTGCCGAGTCCGGCTCGCCTACCGAAAGCCAAGCTGCTTTCGATCAGGTGACGATGAGCGGCAAGACCGTTGGCGCGTTCAGCGACATCAGCCGCAAGCTGCTGCTGCAAAGCTCCATCGACATTGAAGGCTACGTCCGCAACGACCTTGCCACCGTTCTTGCACTGGCTATCGACAGTGCTGCCATCAATGGCACTGGTTCTTCCAACCAGCCCACCGGCATCCTGAACACCTCCGGCATTGGCTCCATCGCTGGTGGAACCAACGGCGCGGCTCCCAGCTACGCCAACATCGTCGGCCTTGAGACCGAAGTGGCTCAAGACAACGCTGACATCGGCAGCCTGAGCTATCTGACCAACACGAAAGTGCGCGGCAAGCTCAAGCAGACCTACACCAACTCGACTTACGGCGAGATCCCGGTGTTTGGTGCTGATGGTTCCATGAACGGCTACAACGTGGCCGTGACCAACCAAGTTCCCTCCAACTTGGACAAAGGAACCAGCACTGGCGTGTGTTCCGCGATCATCTTCGGCAACTTTGCTGATCTGATCATCGGCATGTGGGGCAGCCTCGACCTGATGGTTGACCCATACACCGCAAGCACCTCCGGCACCGTCCGCGTGGTGGCTCTGCAGGATCTCGACATTGCCGTTCGGCACGCCGAATCCTTCGCCGCCATGAAGGACGCTCTGACCACCTGATAAGGAGCGGGGGCGGGCAACCGTCCCCTTTTTCATCATGAAAGTTTTAATCCTTCGCAGCACCGTTGCCGATGGCAACGACGTTGAAGCCGGCCAGGTTGTTGATGTGCGTGACGAGACTGCGCGCTATCTGATGCAACTGGGCAAGGCTTCTGATCAGCTGCCTGCTCCAAAACCAGCCGCCAAGAAAACAAAGGCCAATGGCGCTGACTGATCTGCCTGATACCTACTTGGCTGATTTCGGCGTTGATTGTGTCGCCGGCAGCGTTACTGGCAAAGGCATCCTTGATATGCCTAGCCAGGTTGTTGCTGGCGATATGGTCTTGACGACTGATTATGCGCTGACAGCTAAGGCGGCAGATTTTGGTAATTTGGTCTATGGGTCTGAGATAACTGTGAACGGCGCGGCCTATACGGTGCGCGAAACACGGTTGTTAGACGACGGCATTTTCTGCGAGCTGGCATTGCAGCGCAGCGTTGCAACTAGCGTGATAACAGCCGTGACCGCCCTAGATGCTGGGGACAGCGATGATTCTGTTGACAGCTTGGGTATTGCTGAGCTTAATCCTGAAGTAGACGGCGGCACCGCTGGGACTAGCTACCTTGAGGGCAATGATTTGGACGGCGGAGCGGCATGAGCAGCATTGCGAGGATCCGGCTGCGGCGCGACACCGAAGCAAATTGGACAGCTGAAAATCCCATCCTGCTTGCGGGTGAGATCGGCGTCGAGACAGACACCCGCCGCTTCAAGGTGGGGGATAGCTCTACGGCATGGAGCAGCCTGAGCTATTACATCGAAGGTGTGCTGGCACGGGGTCAGGCCAGCAAGATGACCAGCGGAACGATTGCAATTGCAACCGCTGGCACTTATCAGAGCACTGGACTGGCGGCGACCTTTGATAGCAGCACTGACTATCAGACCGTGCTGGGCACGTCTGACACTTTTGCGATTAAGAACGACAGCGGCGCTACCAAGCTGTTTCAGGTGCAGGCCAGCATGGATGCTTATGCCGGCAACAACCATACGCTTGGCATCGGCTTGGCAAAGAATGGCAGCGTGATTACTCAATCTGAGTGCCGGGCGTTTTCTGGTTCGACTGGTCAGGTTGCAAAGCTGTTTTGCTTCTGGATGGTTGAACTGGCTGATGGTGATGAGGTGGCTATGTATGTGGCCAATCACAGCGACACCGACAGCATCAGCTTCCAACGCGGCCGGATCTCAGCTATTGAGGTGAAGGCATGACGACCAAGCGCGAGTCGATTCTGGCCGCGATCAAAACCACGCTGGCGGGAACCACTGGAGTCGGCACGCGCATTTGGCGCAGTCGAGTGCAGGCACTGGCTAGGCAGGAAAGCCCGGCGATTGTGGTTGAACCAATCAGCGACAACGCGGAGCAGAACACCAGCCTCCCAACGCTTGATTGGAGCTTGACGGTGCGGGTTGCTGTGATCGTTCGCGGCGACGTGCCGGACCAGCAGGCTGATGCAACCGTTGAGAGTCTGCACAGCAAGATGATGGCCGACCTGACTTTGGGCGGTTATGCCATCGACGTGCAGCCGCAAGGTGTCAGCTTTGATTTAGTAGAAGCTGACCAGCCTGCGGGTGTGATTGCTTGTGACTATCTAGTGCGTTATCGAACGTCTTTGACTGATCTGACCAGTAGCTAATACGGCTACCATTGGACAAAGACTGATGTTATTCAGGCCAAGCCATGCCGCTGCTATCTCGCCGCCAGTTGCTGCTGGCTGAAGCCGAAGTGAGCTATGGGGTTGACCCGACCCCTAGCGCCTCAAGCAACGCGATTTTGGTTCGCAATATTGAGGTGACGCCGCTTGAAGCCGATACCGTCAACCGCGAACTGATCCGGCCTTATCTTGGCCAATCCGAGCAGCTGCTGGCACAGACCAGGGTGCTGATCAACTTTGAGGTGGAGCTGGCCGGCTCCGGCACTGCTGGCACGGCACCGGCTTATGGCCCGCTGCTTGAAGCCTGCGCCATGACTGAGACAGTGGTTGCAAGCACAAGCGTGACCTATGCGCCGAATAGCGACGCAGCGCCTGGCTCGGCCACCATTTACTTCAATAACGATGGCGTGCTGCACAAGGCCACCGGCTGCCGCGGCACGTTCACGCTGAATGGCGCTGTGGGCGAAATCCCGACGATCGCCTTTGAATTCACCGGCATTTACAACACGCCAAGCGACGTTTCGCTGACCACCCCGACCTACAGCAACCAAGCTGACCCGGTGGTGTTCAAGAACGGCAATACCACTGGCTTCCAAGTGTTCAGCTATGCAGGCGCGCTGCAGAGTTTCAGCCTTGAGATGGCCAATGAGATTGTCTACCGCGAGCTGGTCGGCGGCACTAAAGAGGCGATCATCAGCAACCGCGCCCCTGCTGGTGAGGTCATGATTGAAGCTGTGGCCATTGGCACCCATAACTTCTTTAACGATGCAACCGGCAGCAGCAACGGAAACCTGACCTTCCAGCATGGCCAGACGGCCGGCAACATCGTCACGTTCACGGCCAGCCAGATCGATTTGGGCAACCCGTCCTATAGCGATGAGGATGGCATCCAAATGCTTACGCTGCCATACATTGCCACTCCGACCGATTCGGGCAATGATGAGCTGGAATTGGTCTACACCTAAAGCGTGGCGTTTGTCCTAAAAACCTCGGACACCTTCCGTTGGCCGGTCAGTTTTAAGCAACCGGCTGACGGTGGGAAACGAGAAAAGCAGACGTTTGAGGCTGAATTTAAGCGTCTGCCACAAAGCCGAATCAACCAGATTCAACTCTTAGCGCAGCAGCGGATCAAAGCTGCAGAGCGCGGCGAGGATCTGGAAAACGGCGTTTCAGATCAAAGCATTGCCGATGAGATCCTGGTCGGCTGGGATGGCATCGTCGATGGCGATGGCGAGCCCGTGCCTTTTACTAAGGGCACAAAAGCGCAGCTGCTTGACGTGCCGATGCTGGCTGGCGCTTTGATCGAAGCTTATTTCGAGTCTTTGGTTGAGGAAAAAAGAAAAAACTAACTGAGGCCGCTGAGCATTGGCTCGGTGGCATGGAGGTAGACGACACGGCTACAGACGCAGCCGTTTTGGGTATTGAACCGCCACCATCAAAGAAGCCAAAGGATTTTGAGGTTTTGCCTGATGCCTGGCCAGCGGTCGCAGTATTTCTAAGAGTCCAAACCCAATGGCGCACAAGTGCGGGCGGCGTTGTTGGATTGGACTATGGACCAGTGCGGTGGGTGTTTGACTTGCTGCAGATAAAAGACCCGGTGACCACGCTTGCAGACTTGCAGATCATCGAGGCTACAGTGGTTGCAGGCATGAACAAGCGCAGCAAGTAGCCATGGCCCTTGACATGACAACTGCCCTGACGATCAGGGCCAATGTCACGGGCTTGCAGCAGATTGGCGGGCTTCAGAACGGCCTTAAAGGCGTCACAAATCAATCAAACAAAGCGGCAACCGCAATGGGCCGCCTGAAGGGCGCAGCTGCTGGCGCCTTGGGTGCAATGCGCGCCGTGCTGCCTGTGATTGGCGTTGCAGCCATAGGCAAATTCGCCAAAGACAACTTGGACGCTGCCGATGCAATGTCCAAAATGTCGCAACGGACAGGGGTTGCAGCTCCGACGCTTGATAAGTTCCGCAAGGTTGCAGAGCTAAGCGACACCAGCATCGAAGGGTTAGGCAAAGGCTTCAAGACACTGGCTAGCAATATGTACGATGCGCAAACGCGCGGCACTGGTCCAGCTGCCGATGCGTTCAACAAATTAGGTATTCAGGTTGCAGACGCCAATGGCAAATTGCGCGCCAGTGATGAGGTCATGCTGGATGTGGCCGATCGGTTTAAGGCGATGCAAGATGGCCCAGAAAAAGCGGCGCTTGCAGCTGACATTTTTGGCGCAAAACTCGGTGATGAGTTGATTCCGCTTTTGAATAATGGCGGCGATGCTGTGCGCAATATGGGCACAAGCTTGACGCAGGATTTTGCGGATAAGGCGGCAGCGTTCAACGATCGTTTAGAAACGATGCAGGAGAAATTCGGTGATCTTGCGTTGCGGATCACTGAAGCATTGCTGCCTGCATTTGAAGCCTTGGTTGCGGGTATTGAAAAGTTTGCGGAATTGCCAGAACCAATACAAAACATTGCGATAGCATTTGGAGGCATAGCGACTGCGGCGCTAATACTTGGGCCAATTCTCACTCCAATATTTGCAGGATTTAAGCTGCTTGCGGGCCTGAAGATTGGCGCAACCATAGCGGGCTGGTTGCCTGTTTTTGCGCAAATCGGTCCAGCCATTGCAACTGTAGGCAAGATCCTGATTGGCGTGTTCTCCGGCCCTGTCGGCTGGATTGCCTTGGCTGTTGCGGCTGGTGTCGCTATTTACGCATTCCGCGATCAGATCGGGCAAGCGTTCCAAGCGATCGGCCAGATTTTCATGGATGCCGCCAAGTGGTACAAAAACACTTTTATTGATCCGGTGCTTAATCTTGGCAGAGGATTGCTTCAAGGTTTAGGCGAAATTTTCAACAGGATTGGCGAGGCAATCAAGGCGCCAATTCAAACCGCAATTGGGTTTATTAGAGGCATTGTTAATGGCATGCTGCAAGGCATTGCTGGTGCAATCAATGGGGTAGTCAACAGCATCAATCGCATCATCAATGCGGCCAATGCTGCCTTAAGGCGCCTCAGACTTCCAACAATTCCAAACCTGCCAAACGTTTCGATTCCTCAGTTTGCAGAGGGTGGCGTCGTCAATGGGCCGACATTGGCGATGGTGGGTGAAGGCGGAGAGCCTGAATACATCATCCCTGCATCCAAGATGGGCAAAGCATCGGCAGCTTATTTGTCAGGCGTTCGCGGCCCTGGAGTTATTCCACGCTTTGCCGAGGGCGGCTTTGTTGCTCCGGCAAATGCAAACGTGAACATTCAGACCGGGCCAGTCACTCAGATGAACGGCCAGAATTTTGTCACCACGCAAGACATGACGGCAGCAGTTCGGGCTGGTGTGCAGCAAACGCTTGACCTGATCCGCCGCGATGGAAACGTGCGCACTCAGCTGGGGCTCGCCTGATGGCCAATTACGACATCATGTGTTTTCTGGAGTATTACGCCGACCGCACAAGTGTGGTCGATGGTTCCGGCAATCGCACGCCTACCAGGCAGTGGCAAAATTTCTACCAAGTAGCGCAGACTCTTAGTGTTGATGCCAATGCGACTGGCGTCTACGTTTATCTGCCGTTTGATGCTGACGGGTTTGGCTCCACGTTGGCCGCAAGCATTAACGATTTGAGCATTACAGCCGCGGCCACTGGTGACCTTGTGGACGTTACCGACGCAGCAATTGCAGCCGACAACCTTGTCATCGCATCGCTTTACATTCAAGACGCTGGTGAGGATGCTTTCCATGCGGCAAGCGCCCAGCTGATCAGTCGCTACATCGGCAGCATTGAAGGCGCGAGCGTTAGTGATGAAACGGTCAGCTGGACCATCAACCCAGCGATCAATAAATTGAAGCCGCAGGTTCCAACCCGTAAAATTGCGGCAGACATGCTGATCAGGAATATTGGCGTATGAGCGAACGATGTATTGGCATCAATCTGAAGGTCACATGCGCCGACCATGGGACGCATGAGGGCGTGACCATGAAGATCGTTGATGATGTTGTGGTTTGCGAAACGGCTGACGGCGAAAGTTTGCAGGGTGATTGTTGCGTGACCCTTTTTGACGGTGGGACTTTTGTGGTTTCTCCTATTGAATTTGCCGAAGCATTGGCGAAATATCGGAGGCAAAACTGATGGCCATTGGTTCTACAAGCGGCATTGCCCTTAACGATTTCCTGCCTCGCAGTGGGCGTGGTATTGGCAGCCCTATTGCCAGCCCTAAGCCTGCCGCGCAACCGCAGCAAAAAGCAGAAGTCGGCACAACTGCGGTTCGCAATGACGCGACACCAGCAAAAAGCAAAAAGCCGCAAACTGACTTAGGCAAGCAGCAGACCGTTGCCACTGCTGGCGATACAGTGCCGGTTGTGTTTTGCAAGCGTAGCGCAGGCATTGGCGGCGCATGGGTACAACCCGCGCTCATTAAAACAGGATCGAATGATTTTGTTGGAAGTTTTCTATATGTGATTTCACAGGGACAAATGGTTAGCAGCCCCGCCAAGGTTTCGACGTGGGTTGGCACACGCTCGGTAATGCTGCTGGCTGACGCCTCAAGCATTTCCCTGACGCATTACTATGCCAGCGCCGCAGCCTTGGCATCATCGCCCAACACCTGCCCAATTAGCGGCGGCAAAGTCTTCTGCGGCGTTGATAGCTATTCGTATTTGGCACCGCTAAACGGCACAGGGGCAAGCGTTCTGGTTACCCCTGATGGGGTCAACTATTACTGGAAAAAAAATACAATTACAAGAGGATCTGGCGACACAACAAATACAATCATCAACGTCAATTGGGCGGACATTACCTTTTTGAATACTGCAACTGGTGCTGATGTGACTAGCACTGTCAACGCTTATCTAGGCATTACAACTCCAAGCGCCTTCAACCTTGTGCTAAATGGAGTTATCTCGGGAGGTACTCTTGTCGGGGGCAATGCTGTTGGGACGATTGAGCGTCTTCCTGCCTCAGGATATACTGCGCCAAGCGCTACTTATTGGACAGACAATTTTGGGGCTAACGGACCGATTGTTTATAGCTACACCTCTGGAACTGTTGACAATCAGGCAAACCTATCCAATCCCGCAACTGATACCACGTTGGATGGAGTGCAAGATGAAATCCATTTGACACCGTATGCGGACCCCACAAGTCCGCCCGTTTCGGCTGATTTCACCGTTTTTTCTGATATCACTTTCCTTGAAATAGATGGCAACATTTACGACCCGCCAAGTCAAGGTTCCTATCCCGCAACTACGCGGCAAATTTCCACTTACTACCAAAATGGTATCAGCGTTGACCTTTACAGCGGCGGCTTAGTCAGCGGCAGCTACGGAACCGGAGCAAGCAATCAGTTCGTGGACTTGGCGATGTACCTGTTCACGCAAATTAAGCGAGTCAGTGGCGCGACGACTGCTGATCTTGCTGCGCCTATCGACGTAAGTAACCTTGAAGCGCTGGCGACGTTCTGCACAAACACAGGGCTGTTCTTCAATGGTGTGATTGATCAGTCGGTCAATATCATTGACTACATCAGCAAGACTGCGCCGTTTTTCCTGCTGTCCTTTGTCTCAAGCAATGGGCGCTACAGTTTGCAGCCGTTGCTTCCCATTACTGGGGCGAATCAAGTAGACGTAACGGCGCTGACGCCTGCTGCGACCTTTACTGAGGCGAACATTCTGCCTGGCAGCTTTAGCAAGCAGTATGACGATGCGGACGAACGCAGGGCAATCAATGTGTCGCTGCTATGGCGCGAAGCAGATCCGACGATCATTGGTATGCAGCGGACAACGACCGTTCGCTATGCAGCCACCGACAACAATGCGCCGACCGTTCAGTTTGATATGACTGACTTCTGCACAAGCGCAGCTCATGCGACGGTCTACGGCAAATATGAATTGGCGCGCCGTAAGTACTCAACGCACAGCATCAGCTTTGCAACGCCGCTGCTCACTACGGCACTAATTCCAACGCAGATCATTCGCGTCACCCGGCAGCGCATCAGCAGCAAAGGCGATAACCGTACTGAAACCGAGTGGTATCAGGTAACGAACGTCAAGCATGAAAGCGATGGCACAAGCACCATCAGCGCCATGCACTTCCCCGTTGACGGCAGCAACATCGCCAGAATTAGTGATGAGGTTGTGAACGGAACGTTTGAGGTGATCTGATGGCAACGTTTCCAGCGCTAGAGCCAAGCACCCGAGCATTGACCTACGGCGACTATCCACAGCTGGTTCATGAAGGTGCTAGCGGTGGCCAGGTGCGATTCAAAACCGGCAGCGATCGCGTCAGTCAGCGGCTAACCATAACCTTTGAGTATTTGACTGAGGCTCAGGCCAAACTGCTGCTTGATCACTACGAAGAACAGCAAGGCAGCCTGATCGCTTTTGATCTCTCGGCTCAGGTTTGGTCTGGCTATGCAACGGTGCCAATACCGGCGGCAGACTACCAATGGCGCTATGCCGGCCCATTTGAGGTCGGGATCGGTGCGCCGCTGCGATACAACCTCAGCGTGGAACTAGAAACGGTGCCGATCTGACCATGACTTTTCCCGCGCTAGTCCCATCAGCCCGCACCTTTTCACCGGGCAACATCCCGCAATCAAGTCAGATCACGCTGTCTGGCTTGGTAACAGGTTTCCGCCGTGGCAACCGGCGCGATGGTCAGACGTTATCGCTGAGCTTCACAAACCTGACTGAGGCGCAGGTTGATGAGATTAAGGCGCACTACATAGACCGCCAAGGCACGTTTGATATTTTCTTTCTGTCTGCGGAAGTGTGGAGTGGGTACGCAACGCCGCCCATTCCACTGCTTAGTGATTACGCCTGGCGCTACGCAGGCGCGCCAACCGTTACCGATGGGATTGTTGGCCGCTGGGGTGTTGACGTTGAGTTGGTCACCTATGCAATCGACACTGGCGACCTTGTATTTGATGGCGAGTTAGCACCGGCAAGCCCTGCAAGGACGTATATCCTTGAAGCAGGTGGAGCAGCGGCAACCCCTGCCCGAGATTATTTAATCATCCCGACCGGAGCAGCATGAGCATCACACTTTCGGCACTGCAAAAGCAGCGCACCGATACCGCTGCAAGCTGGACTGCAGAAAACCCGACGCTGTTGGCGGGTGAGCTTGGGTTTGAATCTGATACGGGCAAGGCAAAGCTAGGCACGGGCAGCACGGCGTGGAACAGCCTGGGTTATTTAGGTTTGATTCCATCTAGCGGCATTTATCCGCTTAGTCAGCTGTTGATGCCTTTGGGTAGCCAATCTGCGCCATCACTTGCATTTACTGGTGACGTTAATACCGGACTTTATTCGCCTGGAGCGGACCAACTAGCCCTCGCCACTAATGGCCAGGGGAGGTTGTTTGTTAATAGCAGTGGGAATGTTGGAATCCAGAGAAGTGCTCCTGACAATAATTTGTCGATTGGATCTACTGGTTCGCTCGCACAAGACTCTAATAGTTTTTACTTAGGCTCAAACTTTACTGGAACCGGAGCAAACTTTATTGGTTCCTCCAAGCACGCTCAGCGTTTGTTTTTTAACAATGCTAGCGGCAATGGTTTCTTGTCTTATTCAAACACAAGCTCTGCGGGAACAGCGGGCAATCCAATTACTTGGGAAGAACGCTTCCGTGTCACGTCCGACGGCAAAGTAGGTGTGGGGACTAGTAGCCCTGGCAGTTTCAACTCTTCAGGTAACAACTTAGTTGTATCTAGCTCTGGCGCAGCTGGAATCACAATCAACGCAGGAGCAACCGATAGTTCAAACATCTTCTTTGCCGACAGCGGCAACAACACTCAAGGTCAAATACGGTACTTCCATAGTAGTGATTCACTCTCATTTGGTGTTAATGGGGGCGACGCTGTTCGGATTAATAGCTCAGGCAACGTAGGGATTGGCACTACGAGTCCCGGCTTTAGTAACGGCGACGGGCTTGAAATCCAACGAGATGGTACTGCTTGCTTGCGATTAGATGACAACACAAACTCAAAGGCGGGTGAAATTTATGCTGATTCCACAGGGTTAAACATAGATGCTCGGGGCACAAGCGCAGTTCTTAATTTTGATATTGGCGGAAGCACTAAGGCAACGCTAGATAATAGCGGCAGGCTGTTAGTGGGCACGTCTAGTGACTTTAGTGGCAGCACAAACGGCTTGCTTCAGGCGACATCTGGAGGTGGCGCAGAGCTGGCACTCGGCAGAACAAGCACATCAGCACTTGGTGCCGGATCTGGACTTGGGCGAATCAAGTTCTATAGCAACTCAGGTTCTGTTTATGAGCCCTCTGCCGAGATAGCTTGCTTAACTGATGCAACCCAGGGTTCGGGTGACAAACCTGGCCGTCTAGTGTTCAGCACTACGGCGGATGGGGCGTCTTCTCCGACGGAGAGGATGAGGATTGTTAATGACGGCCGTACAGATGTTTTTGCAACCGCAGAAACATTGCGAGTCAGGACAGCGGCTACCACTGCTGCAGCTTCTATAGCAATACGCCTGCAAGCGGCAGCCACGACGATGACCTCAGGAGGAACTACCGAATTTCAAGTTACAAGCAATGGGAACGTCGCCAACACCAACAATGCCTACGGCGCCATCTCCGACATTAAACTGAAGGAGAACATCGTTGATGCCAATTCCCAATGGGATGACCTGAAAGCCCTTCAGGTTCGCAACTATAATTTCAAGGAAGGTCAGACCCACACCCAAATCGGTCTTGTCGCCCAGGAAGCCGAACTTGTCTCCCCTGGTCTCGTCAGTGAATCCCCTGACCGCGACGAAGACGGCAACGACCTTGGCACCGTTACCAAGTCGGTGAACTACTCCGTGCTTTATATGAAGTCCGTCAAGGCGCTGCAGGAAGCAATGGAGCGGATCGAGCAACTGGAAGCCAAAGTTGCAGCCCTTGAGGCGTCGTAGTCCTACTCGCTAATCACCTACCCACCACCACGATGACTGAACGACCCTACAAACTCAAAGGCTTCACCCACCACACGCCTTGGGTTGAAGACGGCAAAGTCTTCCTCTGCAATGACGAAGACGGTGAGTATCTCGAAGAGTTCAGCACTCGGGAAGAGCTTGAAGCCTTTATTGAGAAGCTGTGCGCAAAGGCTGATGAAGCCTGGCTTAGCTGATTAGTCACCTTCACCAGGCGGGCAACCGGCTATTCCCAACAGGTTGCACCACCCTTAAAGTTTCTCTAAGCATGATCCGCTAATGGCTGACACCGCACCCGCTCCCGGCATCGACTTCCCCTTCACTGTTTGGGGCATCGCCAACATGGAGCGCAAACTGGATGACCTTGGCACGGTCTATACCGTCCACTACACCGTCACCCGCTTCAAGGATGGCGAACAGGCTGGCGCCTACGGCAGCTTGGGTTTTGAAGCACCCGAAGCCGGCACTGGTACGCCTTACGCCCAACTGACCAAGGATGAGGTGATTGGCTGGGTTACTACTCAATTTGGTGATGAGAAGGTTGCCGAAATTGAGACTGCCCTGGACGCCCAGATTGACGAAAAGCTGGCACCTACCCATAGCAGCGGACTGCCGTGGCAGTAAAAAGCAAAACAGCACTGGGGCGGTTAGAGCACAAAGCCGGTCGCCCCAAAACCACATCCCAAGGTTACGGGCAACATTCCCGCCCTCGCCGTCGCGGTAAGAAACCCCTGCGCGGTCAGGGTCGTTAGCGTTAGGGCAGCGTCAGAGCGCCCGTGGATCGCCTAAACCTTGAGCTGATCGGCGGCATCTTGGCTATCGCCGTGCAGGCTGGTATCGCTGTCTGGTGGGCAAGCGGAATCAACTCAAAGCTTTATCACGTCGAGCATGAAGTGATGAAGATGGGCATGAACGTCGAGCAAAACACCGAGTTTCGTATCCTTTGGCCGCGTGGAGAAATGGGCGCGTTGCCGGATGACGTTAAACAGGATTCCGCAATTCAGGTATTGCAGGCAGAGGTTGAAAGACTTAGACAGCAAACACGCTGCTCTAAATAGATGGATGCTGAAACTTTAGAAAACTGGCGCAAGATCAAGGCAGCACTGGAAAAAGCAGGCAAAACCGATTGTGACTATTACCGCCGAGCGGTAGTGATTCTGCAGGGCCGCAGGGATCCATGGCGGCCACCTTCGATAGACTGATTCCATCAGGCAGTTGCTGTGGATCCATTTCTGACGCCACTGGTGACGGCCGCGATCATCGCTGGTGTCAGTGCGCTTTGGCGTATCGACAAGCGTGCCAGCGTCATGGATACCCGCATGGTGCTGATCTTGGAGCAGATCACGGCATTGCGAAGCGATCACAAAGAACGCCTAGACGATCATGAGCGCCGGTTGCGTCAACTAGAAATCCGCCGCTAATTTCAAGGCAATCACCCAACGTCAATGGATCCCACTACCCTCGCCGCTATTGCAATTCTTGCCGCAGCCGGATCTGAAATCCTTACCCTGCTTCCCATTCGCAGCAATAGCTGGGTGCAGCTGGCAATCAGCATCCTTAACGCCATTTCCAGAAAAAAGTCCTGAGCGGCAGCTCTACAACTTGGCTCTTGCGCTTTGGCGATAAGGACTGGCGGCACCACGTCCACAAAGCAGCGCAGGATTGGAAATTTGAAGCGACCCTCAAACCGCGGCTAGACCGCGAGATTGAGGACTGGCATAAAACCCAACCTGCTGCGGTGCCGCCGCCAATCATCAGCAGCGATGAGCTGCGCATAACTGCACCTTGGGCCACCGATGAGCAACCCGGCACCGATCAGCCTTGAGCAGCTGTTTCGCTACTACAAGGCGCTGCCCCATCAGGCTGCGGCGATCAAAGAGCTAGAAGCCGACCTGGCCAACAACGGCTACGAAACGGCGATGCGCCGTGATCGCGGCTGGTTCAAGACTTGGAGCCAAGACGGCAAGCAAGCCGATCTGGCTGCTGCCATCGCGCTGATTAAAGAGTTTGAGGGCGTGCACCTGAGCGCATACCCGGACCCGTTAAGCGGCGATGAGCCTTGGACCATTGGCTACGGGACCACGCGCTACAGCGGCGGCGTGCCAGTCAAGCGCGGCGATCGGATCACGATCATCGAAGCCGACATGCTGCTGCGGCTTGAGGTGGACCGCATCGCTGAGAAGCTCCGAACCAGCGTGCCGTTCTGGAAAGAAATGGCCGACGCGCAAAAATCGGCCTTGGTCTCCTTCGCCTACAACCTTGGCAGTGGTTTTTACGGTTCGCAAGGTTTTGAGACGATCAGCCGCTGCCTGAAAGACAAAGACTGGGTTAAAGTGCCCGCTGCTCTGGAGCTGTACCGCAACCCAGGGACGCCGGTTGAAGCGGGATTGCTACGGCGGCGGCAAGCGGAGGGCAAGTGTTGGGGCAGCTTCCGGCCGGCTTATCAGCAGGAAACGGCCAAACTCAGCATTGATGCGCCTTTCACCGCCAGGATCACGCCCCACATCACGCTGGGCGAATTTGCGCTGAATCAAGAGGCGCGCAGATTTGACCGTTCCGATCAGCTAGAGATCGCAGCCGAACTGGCGGCATTTCTTGAGCGGGTGCGCGTTGCATTTGGCGGCAAACCCGTGGTGATCACGTCGGGCTATAGACCGCCCGCAGTCAATGCCGCAATCGGTGGAGCCAGCAACAGTGAGCACCTCTACAAACTTGGTTGCGGTGCGGTTGATTTCTACATCGACGGCGCCGACACCTACGCGGTCCAAGATTGGTGCGACAAAAACTGGCCCTACTCGGTCGGCTATGGCGCGCCCAAGGGGTTCATTCATCTAGGGAAACGAGGCGGCACGGCTGCGACTAAGGTCCGGTGGAATTATTAGAAAAACGCCGCAAGGTCTTTGCGTGTGCTTTGTTTTCTAAATCGGTAACCCATTCCAAGTTGTCAACGCGATTGTTTGTCGGGTCGCCGTCTATGTGGTTGACCTGTGGTTTCCCTTGAGGATTGGCGATAAAAGCTTCGGCCACAAGCCGATGCACCTTGATGAGTTTCTGTTGCATTGGTGCCGGCTTGAGGTTGTAGACCAAATAACGGCGGTCATGACCAGCTTTGCAACGTGATGGTTTTAGAAGCCTTGGGTTTTTCCTTGCATAGCTGATGCAACGGCCCCAGTTGCTGATCATGTAAAAACCTTGGAAGCCAGGAATGGGCTGCCATACTTCCTGCATCGCCTATCGGTAGTAGGTGGTCACGCTTCAGGGGCTGCAACCCGCTGGAGCGCCTTAATTTTACGCGCTGCAGATGCTGCTACCAGACCATGAGATCCGCCGGCTATGCCAGCGCAATTCGCTGCTGTCGCCGTTTAATGAGGAACAGCTAAACCCAGCCAGTTATGACGTGACGCTGGGCACGCAGATCATGGTCGAGGTGGCGCAGACCTCGGAGTTGCAGAAAATCCAGCTGCACGGCCACACGCCTGAGGATCCGTTTTGGATCCAGCCGGGGGAGTTTTTCCTGGCCGAGACGATGGAGATTTTTAATCTCCCCGATCACGTCGGCGCTCAGTTCGTGCTTAAGTCCAGCCGCGCCCGCGAAGGTTGGGACCACGCTGAGGCTGGCTGGGCAGATCCGGGCTGGTTTGGCAGCAGGCTGACCATGGAGCTGTGCAACCAGCGCCGGCTCCATCCGCTGCCGATCTGGCCTGGCCTGCGCATCGGCCAGATGAAGTTCCTGCTGGTTAGCGGCCGCGTTGAGAAGAGCTACGCGCAGACTGGCCGCTATAACGCCGACCTAGGCGTGACCGCTAGCAAGGGCTAACGTCCGACTGGCGGAGGAGACATGCCCCGGCCTAGCCAACCGGGGCTTTTTCACGGCAGCATGATCGCCGGGTTTTTCAGCGGTGCCAGGCGTTGACGCAGCACCTTGCCAGGCGCCTCTGCTGGATCGTCCAGCTGCAGCATGGTGAAGCCATCGACGCCGTGGCTTTCAGCCCACCAGCTGGCTGCCTTGTGGGTGGTGAAGGGGCCGACATGCCACGGCCCGACCTTGAGGATGTATTGCATTGCGGGACATTAGGCGCAATCACCTGCAGGATCCGCCCTGATCCCAAAGAAATTTAGGAGTCCCGTAAGTCTCAGTGACGACGGCTACCGTATGCCAAGCGGCGGTTTGCCCATGCGGGCGTTCTACTTAGAGATCACCGCAAAACTGATTTATAGGTCTGAGTCGGACCCGGACGATTTACCGGCTGACATCTACAGCCATCTGAGCGAGTTCATACCCAACGACGAAGACGTGATCGACATTGAAGTGCAAGCGGTCCCCCTTTCGCTTGATATAGGTGGAACGGCATCACATTGACGAGACCCGCTTGGTCACCAGGCGGTCGGCAAGAGATCAGATCCACCTCGCTTGGAGCTACCGCTGCGCCTATTGCGATGATGCGCTGGGCCGATCGCCAACGCTCGATCACGTCATTCCAAAGGTCCATGGCGGCCTAACCGTCCGCGAAAACCTCATTAGCTGCTGCCTCGCTTGCAACTCATCAAAGGGCCATAAGGATTGGACAACTTGGTTCCGTGCTCAGGAGTTTTGGTCAGCGCTCCGTGAGTGGGCAATCGCGCGCTGGCTGAACGGCGAGCATTAAACTGTGGGCTCGAAATTCTATTGAGGAATCTCGAAGCGTCCGTAGACAGCAGGCTGCGGTGAGGTGGGGACTGCTCCGGCAAGCCCACCACCTGCTAACTATTTGGCCAGCAGATGGTCCAAGTACAGCTCCGCCTGCCACATATCGGAGCTATAGCGGCAGATACCTCCCACACAGCTGCGGTAGTAGATCTCAAAGCCCGGCCGGTCCAGCGTTTCAATCACGCCGCCGTCGCGTTCATAGCGGCCGATCACCTCAGGCTCGCTCATACAACTCACACCTCGCCGCATAGCGGCCGCCGCTTCTCTTCGATTCTGGCAAGCCCATCTCGCAGCGTTGCGCTCCCATGTCCCAATATCCGCAGTCCCAACATTTGCGCGGTTCACCTTCAGGCCGCAGCTTTCGCCTAGTTGCAACGTAGATCCGTTGCGCTCGAATAAACGCCTCGCGCAGATCCACTGAGCCGGTGTCAATTTCCAGCTGATGCTCAGGCTTTGGGCCAAGAATCACTCGCGCGTGCCAAGTCCGGTCGGCGCGATCGCATACCAGCAGCAAACGGCCGGCGTGCAAGCGGATCATTCGTCTTCGCCGTAGCTTGGCGCGTGATACAACCGCTCAAGCTGCATTGATGGCGGTTCATCGCTTGCAGGTTCAGCCAGCATTGGATCGTCAGTGTTGGCGGCAACGAAAATGCCAGGCCAGCCCAGTTCCTTCACGATGACCAAGCTAGTCCGCGGACTCTTGACCAGAATCCGCAGCGCCAAGCGCTCTAGCAGGTTCAGCCCAGGTAGGTGCATCATGCGCCCAGTTTGGCGATGAGTCGATCTAAATACCAGCGGCATTTCTGGGCGTTTTCTAAAGGGTCGCCCTTAAGCCACAACCGCAGCAGATATTTGATCGCGTTGCCGTGGCAATAGGCGGTTGGCATGTCTGGGGCGTCTTGGATGGCGCTTTCGATGATCTCGATTGTCTCCACCGGCCCGCGGGTGTAGTGGGCCGGATGGTTCACGTTGTCAGGCATCAAGCCATCCCCATGCGACTCGCTTGCAAATTCGCCATGCGTGTTTTTCATCAACGTCAAACTCTGATGCAAGTTGGCGATAGGTCCAACCCTCATCACGGAGCCGGCGCATTTTGCGGACCAACTCCGGCGTGAGGATTGCGGCAATGTTGTGCTCGCCGCGTTTGTATCTGCTTGGGTCTGGCAGTGCCAGCAGCTCGCGCGCCTTGAGCACCATTGGCTCGCTAGAACCGGAGCACGATTCGAGCTTATCTACCAGCTCAAAGCAAAGCGCCCGATAATTCACGCCCATTTGCCAAGCAACTCGGCGCGGCAAACCTGTATGGCCTGCTGGGCTTGCTTATGGGTGAACACCGATTGGCACTCATCCATCGCCATGCAGACCTTGGCGTGGAGCTCGGCGTAGTCCGTGTCGCGGAAGTTGGCCGCAATGTCGGCGCAAAACTCATCCCACAGGCCGGTGTAAGTCTTGCGGCGTGCATCGCCAACGGGCAGATCATCGCGGCCGCTACGCCGATAAAGCGACTCCATGAAATCGGCGCGTTGTTGGTCCAGCTGTTGCTCGGTCATGGTTCGATCAGATTTTTGAGACGGTGCAGTTCAGCGCAAAGCTGCTCACGGTTGCGGATGCCATGTGTGCCGCGTAGTTGGTCCACACGCACGTCAATCAGCAAGCGCAGGCGGTCGCGTTCACGTTGCTGGCCAGCCCTGAAAGTGTTGCTGCCTTCCAGCAGTCTGTAAAGCCTGGCGCGGGCGGGATCGGTCATGCCACTTCAACCTCACAGGATGGCCAACGGTTTTTGGCGTATTTGATGGCCGCGGCCTTGCTTTCGGCGCGCGTGATCCATGTGAGCGGTTTAGCGCCTTTGGGGTAGACGATCAGCCGATATTCCTTGGTTCGGCTGCCAGCCTTTGGCCGGCTGACGCCTTCCCCATAAACGCCTTGGGCCTCTTCTGCCCATTGGAGCAATGCGCCCTTGATATCAGCCATTAGTGATTAGGTGGTTGTCTTTGTCGGGGTTCAGCCAGCGGATTTCGTCCCAATACTGAATCCAGCCATCGAACGCCTCAGCCTTGGCTTGCTGGAAATTCTCAGCCCGGATGCACTCGCGCACCGCTGCGCTCTCTATATAGAAGTAATAGGACTTCTCAGTCATGCCGCACATACTCCTGAGTTCCTGAATGGGTCGAGCCGTGATGGGCGGTGGCGTCAAGGCCGATCATCGCGAAGGCGCTGGCAGCGATGACAAAGCAGAGCAGGTTCCCGAGTTTGGCGGACATGGCGCAGGTGGTAGACGTGCAAATGATGCCGCACCTACCCGCAACCTGCAACGTCTACCCGCACATCGCTACAGACTGTCGCAATGTCGGTAGCGTAGGAGTTGTCCGCGCTCATACCATGAATTTCGGGGACTGGATGGCGGTGGACATATCCACCGAACAAAAATTCGAGATCGAAAAACAAGCCCGGTCATTGCTCGAAAGCGAAGACGCGGGCGTGATGGCCGCGGCTCTGCTGAAACAGTGCTGCTACCAGCAGCAACTGCTTCAACAGGCCGTCAATGAAATTGCTCGGCTTGAGTGCCAGCTGATGTGATCAGAAGAGATCCCCATCCATCTCAACAACCACCCCATCGGTGGCCTTTGCCAAGCTCTGGGCAGCATCACCAGGATCCACCCAGTCGCGCGGAGGTTGGCCCACTGCGCTGATGTAGTTCAGTCCCGACTTGGCCTGTTTCTTCCAGCCGCTGATTGGCACCTGCACCGCACCGTATTGGTCCGGCGCTTGGCTCATCACAAAGCGGCAGAGCGCGTCCAGCTCTTCCACCTTGATATTCATCATCCCCGAAAAGTCAATTTTGCTGTCGGGTTTTGTGCTCTTGAAGATGCTCAGGTTCAGCTTGAAGCTCATGGTTCGTTGTGGGTGATGGTGTTGGCCTTTTCGTATTGCTCCACCTCGGCCAGTGGGTAGAGCACAACGCCGGGCGTCTTGAAATACGCCGGCCCCTTCTCAGCCTTGCGCCAACGCATCAGCGTGTCAGGGTGTAACCCCCAACGCTTGGCCAGCTGAGTTGCTGTCAAATACTCAGAAGAGTTCGTCATCCTCAACCGGCTCCGGCTTGGGTTGTTCCGCCACCTTGGCGTTTAGATCAGACACTGCTGAAACGGTGACCTCCTCAATGTCAATCGCTTCCTCCTGGGTGTGCATACCCAGCAAAATGTCGCTGGCGTAGAGACGGCTCCAAAACGATGCCGCCCTGAACCTGATCATTTGCTCAGGCATTGTGCGCCACTTGCTGCCGCCCTTTGTCAACCATCCTTCAGCCTTGGCCATTGCCATTGTGATGGTTGGCCCTTTTAAAGGTTCGCCGTCTGACAGATCCTTGGCTATGGCATAACAAGCCATGCTGTCGCCTTCGCCAGTCAATACAAATCTCAGAGGGCTAAAGCGTCCACAGCTGTTGATGATGCCAATCATGAACGGCGTAGATAAGACCAGGCGCCCTTGAATGAAATAGCTGTTCTGCATCAAATCAGATGCATCTACGCCAAGGCGTAACGCCCTACTGCAGGCGATGATTGCATTGCCAAATCCGGCTTGGCCCTGATATTCGCGGGGCACATGACTTGCAGAGCAATAGACCTTGGCTATTCGCTGGATGTGCTCTAACGCAATGATGCTGTCGATTCCTCGCCATACATCAGGCACGCTTGCATTGCTTTTGGCCAAGGCTGAGTTTTCTTCCATCTTTAGAACTCCTGGATTTCAGTGATTTCAGGTGCCGCCCCACCCTTCTTTGCCCAGTCGGGCAGGGTGAGCGTTTCGATGGCGTCGCTATAGCTGGGCCATTTGTCGGCCTCGCGGCAATCGGCGATCCTCTGCAGATCGCGCTGGCATAGTCGCCAACCGTGTTCGATCAGCTCTTCATCTGCGGCGTAGACCCCGACGCCATAGGGCGCCTCAGTCTCAACGGCTATAAAGATGAACGCTTCAGGCCGGATGCCCGTGGCCTGTTCAATTCCGTGCAGATACCAAGCCGCCTGCACGCCGTAGCGATAGGTCATCACGCTTTGCCGGAAACCACGCGGGCTGGCGTCGCGCGTGCTCTTTAGATCAACGGCGATCTTGCCATCGTCGCTGAGCCAGTCCGGCCTGCATTTGCACTGCAACCCGGTCGCAGCATCGCGCCACATGTGGGTGGTTTCAGGCTCGCCGTTCATCGCCAGCAGCATTGCCGCCGCTGGGTGCTTCCACACAGATCGGCCCATGTGCTGGACTTTTTCGCCTTCCTCGGCAGTGAGCACCTGCTTGCCTTGTGCGATCACTTGGAACTGCGCCCAGGCTTCCTTGCCGGCCTTAGTGCGCCGATCAATGCCAGCCGGTGCAACGGCCCACTCGTCATCCCATTTGCTCAGCTCAAGCGTGTGCGTGTGGAACGCACTGCCAAGCCGCATGGATGGGGTCGGTTCTGGCGCCACCCGTTTTGGGTCCACATACCGCGCCCAGTAATGCAGCGGACTGCGGGCGATTTTGTCGAGGTGGCTTTTGCTGATCGCCGGATGCGCGTGATATTGCGCGTTGTCCATGACTTGTGGCAACTTGCGGCAGGCTATAGCCTGTTGCCATGCAATGCAACCCTGTGCAGCTGCGGCCATATCAGAACCGCGCAATCGGTGACCTACGCCATGCCTATCGATCAGGTAGCCGTTCACCTCTCCTATGCCTACCGACCGGCGGCGGCAAAACAATCATCTTTACCGCCATTGCCCAAGCGACAGCAGCCAAGGGCCTGAACGTCCTGATCTTGGTCCATCGCCGTGAGCTGCTGCGCCAAGCATCCGCCAAGCTCCGCAACGTAGGTCTGCAGCACGGAACCATTGCAGCAGGCTTGCCCTTCACCAGCGATCAGGTCCAAATCGCCTCAGTCCAAACCCTCGTGCGCCGCTTGTCGCGCATCGACTGGCAGCCGGCGCTGATCATCATCGATGAGGCCCATCACGCTGTAGCCGGATCCTGGGACCGCGTGCTCAGCCATTGGCCCAGCGCCTACCGGCTCGGCGTATCAGCCACGCCATGCCGCCTAGACGGCCGCGGCCTTGGCAATGCCTTTGACGCACTGGTCCTAGGTCCATCGGTCGCTGATCTGACCTGCCAGGGTTTCCTGGCTGAGGCTCGGATCTATGCCCCGCCCGTAATCGCAGACCTCGGCAAGCTTCACACTCGCGCAGGTGATTACGCCACCGATGAGGCCGCCGACGCCATGGATCGGCCCACGGTCACTGGCGACGCCGTGGCCCACTATCAACGGCTCGCAGTAGGCCAGCCCGCTATCGCCTTCTGCTGCAATACCAAGCACGCCGCATCAGTCGCCGCTCAATTCCAAGCCGCAGGCATCAACGCCGCCACACTGCTTGGCACAAACAAGCCAGAAGAACGCGACCAGCTGGTGGCCGACCTGGCCCGTGGCCGCCTGCAGGTGCTGGTCACCGTTGACGTGGTTTCTGAGGGTTTCGATTGCCCAGGCGCATCGGTCGCGATCTTGCTGCGGCCCACAAAATCCGAATCGCTCTATCTGCAGCAAGTTGGCCGCGTACTCAGACCCAAGCCCGACGACAGCAAGGCGCTGATCCTTGATCACGTCGGCAACGTCATGCGCCACGGATTCCCAGACGATGCCCGCGCATGGTCCCTAGCTGATGGCCTGCGCCGTAACCGGGCCACCTCAGCAGCGCCCACCGTGCGCACATGCCCCAGCTGTTATGCAGCGTTTAAGCCCCAGCCGCTATGCCCCGTCTGTGGCACTGACTGCGCACCTAAGGCCAAGCGCGGCATGGCCCAGGTCGATGGTGAGCTGCAAGAACTGCGCCGCGAATCCGTACAGCAGCGGACCAGCCACCGCCGCGAACAGGGCAAGGCGCGCTCACTGCAGCAGCTGCTGGCGCTGGCCAAAGAGCGCGGTTACTCGCCAGGCTGGGCATACAAGGTGTTTGCGGCAAGAAGTGGCAGGTAGTAGGTGGATGTGGTATATTTGAGAAGTCAGGGGGAGACCCCACCACTCACAGACAAATGACCAACTTCGTTCAGATCCAGTCCGTCGGCCGCGTTGCAGGCAAGCCCGCTGGTGAACTTCAGCCCGGCGACGTGACCATTTGGAACTTCGGTTACAAGCACGCCGTGGCTCGCATCGTTCGCGAAACCAAGGCTCAAGTCATTGTTGAGTTTGACGACGGCTGGCAAAAGCGCATGGCCAAGACTCGCTTGGTGGCGGTTGTCTGATCTCTCGCCGGGGAGCCTGCAATACAACAGCGGCCGAGCCGTAAATACAGGGCGCGTAGTGGCGCGATCCATACCCCGGCGTCACCCTTTACCCTGCAGGGGTGGCAAACGATGAGACCACAATCCAGCAGCAGATACGCCTAGCACTAGGCACACGTTCGGACCTGCGCCTGTTCCGCAACAACACAGGCACACTTCCAGATCCGCGCACCGGCCGGCCCGTGCAGTTCGGCCTCGCCCGTGGTTCCGCTGATCTCATCGGCCTGCGCACCGTCACGATCACGCCCGAGATGGTGGGTCAACAGGTAGCCGTCTTCACTTCAATCGAAGTCAAGACCCCGAAAGGCCGCCCAACTGCCGAGCAGCAGAACTGGCTCCATATGGTCCGCTCTCTCGGAGGCATCGCAGGGATCGCTCGCTCAGTGCGAGACGCTCAAAACCTATTGGATTCTTGAGACTCCTCCTGATTTTCTTCCCAACCTCCTAACCCTGCGCCACACTCTGACGGCTACCATCCGCCGTCCAATGTCCCCCATCGTCGATCAGCTCTGCGCCATTCCTGATTCTTGGGCGCTAGTTGCTGTCGGTAACGACAAACGCCCCTATCAGCCTGAATGGCAGAAACATCCGCTCACAAAGCGCCAAGTTGAAGCCGAACTATCAGCAGGCCGTGCCGTAGCTGTTGGCGTCCTAGCTGGCCCACCCTCTGGCGGTCTCCTGTTCGTTGATCACGATGGCCTCGGCGCCTCTGAGGTGCTCGAATCCATCGGCACATCCCTGCGCGACCTGCCCAAATCCTGGGCCGTAACCTCCGGCCGTGATGGCCGTCTCCAAATCATCTACCGCGTCCCTGAACCCTTCTGGGATCAGATCAAGACGACCAAGCTCAAGTCCAGCATCAAAGGCGAACAACTCGAACTCCGCTGGACCGGCTGCCAGTCCGTCGTCATCGGCAAACACCCCATGACTGGCGCCTATCGCTGGCTCAAGGATCGCTCGCCTGATGACCTGCCTCTAGCTGAGGCTCCATCAGTGCTGCTGCAGCAGATGCAGCGCCCAATCGAAACGCCACCTCTCTTGGCCGCGGCCAATCCAATCGAAGACGCCGAACGCGCTCGCACCTACCTCAGCAATATCCCCAGCTCGATCGCTGATGACTACGACGAATGGGTCAAGGTCGGCATGGCACTCCATAGCGTCGGTGACGATTCTCTCTTGGCCGACTGGTGTCAATGGTCCGCTGCATCCGGCAAATACAAGGCCGGCGAATGTGAGACCAAATGGAAATCCTTTAAGTCTGATTCCGGTGGCGTTGGCCTTGGCACTCTCTACCACTTGGCTGGTGGAATCTCCCCGCGTGATCAAGCCATCAAAGCCATCAAATCTGCCCTTGGTACAAACAACCCAAAGGCGCAAACGATTGGCGCTGGATCTAAAGCCATCAAGCTTGAAACCGATGAGCTGATCCAACTCATCCAACAGCAAATGTCGGAGCGCCTGCGCTTCAACACCTACACCCAGAAAGTAGAACTCGACGAAAAACCCATCACTGATATCGAGCACCGCTACCTGGAATTTGCCCAGATGGGCGTCAAGGTTGCCAAGGAACTTGCCGCTGACTCCATGGTGTACGTCGCGCGCAAAAACCCTTATGACCCCGTGCGCGAATACCTGGACCGCGTAGCAGATGAGGTGGCCCCTGCACCTATCGACCACCTAGCAAGCGCCTACCTGCGCCCAGGAGACGCTCCAGGGAGCCTTTACGACGCCATGCTGCGCTGCACCCTGATCGCCGCTGTACGGCGCGTCTACGACCCCGGCAGCAAGCACGACAGCGCCTGTGTGCTCATGGGACCCCAAGGCTGCGGCAAATCCACCTTCTGGCGCAACCTCGGCGGCGCGTTCTTCTCAGATGCCCTCCGCGACATCAACAGCAAGGACGACCTGATGGTGCTCCATTCCAGCTGGGTCATGGAGTGGGCTGAACTCGACCACATCACCGGCCGCCGTCACGCTGGCCAGGTCAAGGCGTTCCTGTCCCAGCAGACCGACAAATTCCGCGTGCCCTACGGCAAGGCCGCTGAGGACTTTCCAAGGCGCTGCATCATCGTCGGCTCTACCAACCGCGACAGCGGGTTCCTGGTGGACGACACCGGCAACCGGCGCTTCTGGGTCATACCCGTCACCGTGGCGCCCCATATCCCCGTCGATGGCCTGCTGCTTGAGCGTGATGCCATCTGGTCCGCAGCAGTGGCCGCATATCGCGCCGGAGAGGCCAACCACCTGCCCCGTGAGCTTGCGCGCCAGGTGGAGGTGGAGAACGAGACCTACCTGGTTTCCAACCCGTGGCAATCCGCCATTGAGACCTATCTCACAAATCGCAGATCGGTCTCAGCTTTGACATCAGAGGAGATTTTGACCAACGCAATTGAGAAGCCTCTGGAGCGCCAAACCAAGGGAGATCAGATGCAGGTCGCATCCATTCTCAAGGATCTCGGATGGGTCAAGTATCGAGACTGTCAAAACGGTAGGCGCCAGTATGCGTGGCGTCTGCCCAACCTTGCCTGACCAGGTTGGGAGCTGAGATCCACGGCCCCTATTGCCTTCTCCCTATCTCCTTACCTCCTAACCTCTTAGAAAGAATATAAATAAAGAGAGAGAGAGGGGGGTATAGGGGGCTAAATACCTAAGTGTTAGGGGGGGGGTCGGGTTGGGTTGGGTTGGGCACGAGCTTGGGCTGACGCCCTTACCCTTGGGGCATGGCAATCGACCTGACAATTGATCAGAAAGGGCTGGTAGCCCTCTCAAGGCGCAGCAAGGCCATCGCAAAGCAGCTGCCCTTTGCCACCAGCCTGGCCCTGAACGCCCTAGCAGGCGGCTCAAGCAAGATTCCGCAGTCCAAGAGCCAAAACATCCGCAGTGCCCTTGCAGGGGCTTCTAGGGGCTACTTTGACCAGCCGACCAAGTTCGTACAGAACGCTTGGCGTCAGACCTACGCAAAGCGCGCAGACCTGCAGGTCACCATCTACGCCGAAGAGCGACGGGTCAAATACCTCAAGGCGCACATCCAAGGCGGGGCCCGTACCTACAAGGGCTATGAAGCCAAGCTGCTTGGCTTAGGCAATCAAAGAACGCAAGCGCTCATACCGACCTTTGTGAAGCGCAATGGCGCAGGCAACGTCACACGCGGAACCATTGGCAAAATCATCAACGCGCAAAAAGCGTCTGGCGCTGGTTCGGTCTTTGTCGGCAAGCCTCTGGGCGGCAACCGACCGACTGGCATTTATGAACGAACCAAGGCAGGCACCTTGAAGCCTTTGTTTGTGGCTCAACCACGCGCGTATTACAGGGCTGGTTTCCCGCTGCAGCAGACAGCTTGGACAGTTCAAAGCCGCAGATTCAGCACATACCTGCAGGCAGCTCTTGAGCAGGCTTTGGCAACTGCTCGCTAATGTTGTGGCTCAGCGGGGCGGCAACCCCCTGAGCCGTGATCACCTACCCCATGTAGGCAATGCCCAAAGCTTACGAACTCCCAGCCCCTGGCCAGCCGTTTGATGCTGCGCTGTTCAAGCTTGGCGTGCCTTGCAAGCGCAATCACATACACGCTGATGGGTTGACCTTGCGATGGCGCAAGCACAAGACCTGCTGTATTTGCTCGCGCATTGATTCCTATGAACACCAGCAGCGCTTAAGGCAAGATCCTGAATACAATCGACGGCGCGCAGCTGCTGTTGCTGAGAAACGCAAAAGAGAGGGCAGGCCATCGCGTTCAAAGCATGGCCTTCCATATACGCCATTGGCAGACAAAGAGACAAGAGACATGCGCGCTGCAATCAAGCGTGCTGGTCGCTTGCCTTCTGTTAAGCAGTTGATCTATGAGCAACAGCAAAAGCATTGGCTAGAGCATCCAAGCGATCGCTTGAACTATGTGCGTGAGCGTGCCAGATGCAATGCACGTTGGCGGTTTTTGACTGATCCGAGCTATCGCCTATATCACCGAGCAAAGAGCAAAGCACGCAAGGTTGCACAACGGGGGGGCAGCCCTGTTCACTTATCTGCTCAAGAGCTATGGCATAGGTGGGGGGAGTTCAGCCACACCTGCGCCTACTGCGGATGTGGCGGGGATCTTCAAGTCGAGCATGTTGTGCCAATCAGCAAGGGTGGCGAGCACCATCTGGGCAACATTGTCCCCGCCTGCCATCAATGCAACAGCTCTAAGCGCAGCAGTGATGCGCTGTCTTGGTATGTCAAGCAGACCTTCTATGAGCCATGGCGCTGGCAAAACATTCAATTCATTCTCAATAAGAGCAAGCAAGCTGCGCGTCAGTTTGATTTGTTCGCCTGTTAACTCAACGATTAAACGCTGAGATCCATTGCGCCCCAAGGGATTGGGTCCCTTTTACGAAAAAGCAAACGGGTAATCGCAGAG